TCTGGTCTTATTATGCTCCTGCGATTTTATGAAAAAGGATAACGGAGATGAAATGGAAAAGCTTGGCCAAGATGTACTCAAAAAAGGTCAAGGATTAGAGTTCGACATTAAACCACTTCCAAAGGATTGACTATGGCTCCCGCAAAAGGAAATAAACATGCAGTGGGATATGGACGTCCTCCCAATCCGGGTTTCGCGGATGAAGATCTTCTCAAGTTAGGAGAGGAATTAATGCAATGGATGAAAATGCAAGATGATGATCCCAGAAGTGATGTAGTTCACCTTTCAGAATGGTATTCTGAAATAAAAAATATTTCACCTACTCAATGGGAGTCAATTTGTATTAGAAAATGTTTTAACGGATATTATGATAAAGCAAGAATATGGATGGGTAAAAGATTATTAAAGAATAAAGATTTACATCAATCATATGGTAATAGATTTTTAAACATTTATTTCAAAGATGTTAAAAAAGAAGAACGCGAATCCGTCGAGCATAAAATCGACTACGAACTTAAGAAAAAAGCTGAAATGGCCGTAGCTCAAGGATTGCCTCCAAATGATCCTAATTTAGATCTAATTCTGGAAGCTATCAAAGAAAATAAACGTTTAAAACAAGAACTGGATGACCTTAAGTCAAAAACAAATCCAATCATTTCAAGAAGCCAATAAGCGATTCAATATATGGGTTGGAGCTGTTCGTTCCGGAAAAACATTCGCCTCCATTCTAAAGCTCGTAGATCTGCTTAAAAATGGCCCTGCCGGGGCAGTAATGATCATAGGTGTTAATCGTGACACGATCCAACGAAATGTGCTCCTTGAATTATACAAGTTCTTGGGATTTAGCCCCCCGTCTACTAAAACAACCGAAACAAAACTCTATGGGCGTAATATTTACTTCGTTGGAGCTCATGACGAAGGTGCAGTTAGGCGCATTCAGGGCTCTACGCTTGCCTTTGCGTACGTGGACGAAGCTACATGTATCCCCGCACCATTCTGGCGCATGCTCATCTCACGTCTAAGTATCAAGGGCTCTCAACTTTTAGCTACATGTAACCCGGAAGGCCCTTGGCATTGGCTTAAAAAAGACTTCATCGATCGTGCGTCTGAATTAGATCTCATCTCTTGGTCTTTCAATCTTGATGACAATCCTTCTCTCGATGAGAAATATAAAGCAAACCTAAAAGCTGAATATTCAGGTATGTGGTATAAACGCTACATTCTGGGTGAATGGGCTGTATCTCATGGTCTGATATTCGATGCTTGGGATCAAGACAATATATACGAACAGCCTTTTGAGAGTGCAAACTATTATATCGTAGGTGTCGACTATGGAACATCCAATGCAACAGCCGCCGTATTATGCGCTATTTCACCTAGAAAATGGCCGCAAATCAGAATTGAAGCTGAATATTATTGGGACTCGGCAAAAAAAGGGCGTTCAAAAACCGATTCGGAGTTAGCCGACGATATTAAAGAATTTATCGCTTACCGAAACATAAGTGCGATTTATGTCGATCCTTCAGCCGCAAGCCTTAAATTAGAGCTTAGAAGCAGAAATTTACCTGTTTTAGATGCTAATAATGATGTGCTCGAAGGAATAAAAGTCACTTCAAAGTTCATATCACAAAAGAATCTCGTAGTTCATAAAAGTTGCAAGACTTTGCTCGAATGTATCCAAAGTTATTCATGGGATCCTAAAGCAGCTGAAAGAGGCGAAGATAAACCATTGAAGGTAAGAGAACACATCATCGATGCGACCCGTTACGCTTGCTTTACAGCTTTCCCGCGAGGTGAATTCAGTCATCCTGATGAACATCTAACTATAGAACAGCTTAGACGCAAAGTATATGGAGGCAATGAATCGATCTTCTTGGGAAATACTAGTAGCGACTATATGTAATAAATAATATATTACCATTATGGTCTAAAAAGGATTTTAATGGGTTCATACGAGGTTGGCAATTATTCCACAGGCTATGTCGATCCCACTGACAATGGCGTACAAGGCTTGCGCCAAATGCGTGATAATTTCTACACAATGGCCTATCCTGCGAATTCTGCTTTCTGGGTGCAAGGAAGTATTGATAAGCGTTTCAAAGTAGGCGATCAAACTCTCTATTCGATGGTGTATGGAGACAATAACTACTATCAGTCCAGACGCTTTTTCTTCAATTTAGTGCGACGTCACATCAACATGATATGTGGATATCAACGTAAGAATCGAAAATCTACTATTACCATTCCCAATCTACAAGGAGTCGATTCTCTCTCTGACGATTATAATGCAGTCATAAAATGGTGTGAGGATCGGGATGGATTTCAAGAATATCTTAGTCAAGCTTTTGAAGGGTCTTGTGATACAGGAATGACTCTTTTACATTTGTATCCGGATTACACTCTTGATCCAATCAGCGGAGATTTGTTTACCGACCAAGTAGCTTATAATAATTATTTGATAGACCCTTATTTCCGCAAGCAAGACCTATCTGATTGTACCGGGATCTGGAGGAGAAGATGGGTCAATAAAACACAAGCCAAGGCCTTATTGCCGGGCAGGGCTAAGGAGATCGATAAGCTAAGAACCTCTAGCATGAAAGATGGCAGATTCCCTCTTCAAGCAGAACTATTGCATCTCGCAACCAGCGGCCTATTTACGTATGACGAATTCCATTATCGTACTTCTCGTGAAGCGACTATCATATTAGATCCTAAATCCGGTGAAGCAGTCGAATGGGAAGAAATGGATGGTGATGAAGAAGACACGATGGAAAGAACATTAGCCCAACAACCATGGCTAATAGTCAAAAAGACTCAAGTACCTACTGTTAAGCTCATGATCTTCCTCGGCGACAATTTAATGTATCATGGGAAAAATCTATTAAATATTGACGAATACCCCTTTGTACCGTCCCTATGTTACCACGAACCGGATATTCAATCCTATGCTTGGCGCGTGCAAGGAGTGATCCGTAATCTTCGCGATGCTCAATATCTCTACAATATGCGCAAAGTCATTGAGATGGATATATTGCAGTCACAAATCAATTCCGGATGGATTTATCCTATAGATGCTGTCGTTGATCCAAAAGCATTCCGTCAATCGGGACAAGGATTTCTTGTGCCTCTTAAAGCCGGCCATCTAGCCGAAGAAGTCAAAAGGATAGAAGCTCCTGCCATTCCTCAATCGATGTTAGAATTATCAAGATCTCTATCTGAAGACATTACAAGAATATCTGGAGTCAATGAAGAATTATTGGGAGCGGCGACAGATGACAAATCCGGTATTCTTTCTATGCTACGCCAAGGAGCTGGTCTTGTCACGCTTCAAACTATTTTCGATAAGCTCGACTATACACAAAGGCTCTATGGTAAAATACGTCTTAAAGCCATTTGCAAGAACTTCTCTAAAGGTAAAATTCGCAATATCCTCGGTCATAATGCAGATCGTCGCTTCTTCACGTCTCATTCCCTTAAGTACAGTATTACGGTGGAAGAAGGTAATTATTCTGCATCTCAAAGACAAACGGAATTACAGCAGTTGTTACACTTTAAAGAACTTGGCATGCCTATCTCTGATAAATCTATACTCAATGTAGCATTCATCACTAACAAGAAGCAAGTGATAACAGATATGCAAGAGACCGCACAGCAACAACAACAGGCACAGCAGCAACAGCAAGCAATGGATCAGCAGAAAACACAAGCCGAAGTGATGAGCAAATTCACTAAGAGCCGATTAGATCTTGCTAAAGAGAAAGAAGCTTATGCGAAAGTGGATGAAATAGAAGCTGGAGCTGAACATAAAAAAGCAGAAGCAGATCTTGCGCTGGTGAAAGAAATGGTTACTCTGGAAGATATGGATCTTGCAAACTTCCGTGCCTCTTTAGAGATGGCGGAGTTAATTAAAGTTAGTAATGGTGGATTATCTAATCATCCATCGTTTAAAGTAGAAGAAACAACCAAAACAGCTTAGGAGGCTATATGAGAGAGAAAAATGATAGTTCAGCAGAACACGGTGGAATGAGATCAGCGACTTTCCCTAAAAAAGAATTCGAAAAAGATCAAGGAAAACTCGGCCACACTTCAAATCTAAAATATGCTACCGAATTTGGTAACCCAAAAGATTTGGATAAAGCAAATGAAGACCTTGCATCCTATGTTCGCAAAAACCAAATGAAGTACTAATATGGCATATAAAAATAGCGCGGGAATGGCTCCATTAGGTCATCGTCCATCTAGCAAAGTAAAGTTAGAAGGGCCAAAAAAAGCCCACGATGATCACGGAATAAATGCTTCTGTACCAATGAAAAAATCCGGTAATGCAGTTCCTAGAGATCATTGGGAAAAACAATATAGTTCGTGGGAAGCTTCTCCGAATATGTATGCAACCGAAGGGGCGGATTTTATCGCTAAAAATCCTAGCGATAGGAAAACAACCCATCTTAAGGTGAATCGAGAAGATCATTAATGAGACTTACAGCCGGACAAGCCTCGGTCAAAGCTTCTAGTGACAGGACTAAATACGATAGTCTAGAGGTTGGACATGCACTATGCGATGATATCTTAAATCAGATCTGGATCTGCATCGACAAACATAAGCCTATCATCGATGAGCGTGAATTTTGCGTTGTAATGGTCATTGCAAGCGATCCTTTAATTCACAATGTGATGAGACGGAAATTCTATGCGTGGCCTTATTTACCAAGCCCAAGGCCCAATCAAAGCGTCTTTCTCTATCGTAAAGGATCAGATGATATCCAAAGGCTTTGGGTGCTTCCTGAAGCCAATGCGATGGCCGTTCTCTCCACTATGGGGTTTGTAGCTCCTAGATATAGAACAATGCAAGCATGGAGCAATGCTTTCTTTAATGGAGAATTCTGGGAATATATACGCAAAGAGCATCAAATCTTCATGCTCTCTGAATCAGAATATCTAGATGCTAACCGTGAAAAACTCATCAAGTCGGGATGTAAGCAAAGCGATTCTCTCCCTGCCGAGCCCTTTGATTTTAGTAAGATTCGTACCGATAAGGTCGTAAACACGCTCGTACCCGTTCTTCATTAGGACATTCTCAATTACCAATGGTAAACATAAAGCTTGAATAGGCACATTTCCGCCTAGAAACATCAAAGTTTTTCTATAATGCTCTATATTTTTACTGATCTCTTCGTTATCTTTAATTTTAATATCACTCATAGGAGCCTTATATGACAGCAGAAACTAAAATAGTAGAAAACAAAGAAAATGTACAACCGAATCCTGAACAAAACATTTCTCCTAAGGAAAAACTACCTGAATCAGTCAACGAAGTTAACTGGAGGCAGTTCCGTGAACAAAGGGAAATTGAGCGCAAAGAAAAGATTGCAGCAGAAAAACGAGCGGCTGAAAAGGAAGCAGAAGCTACAGCTCTTAAAGCAGCTATGGAATCGATTCTTGACAAACCTAGGAATTCACCTATCGATCAAGAGACAAACGAAACCGAAGAACAACGCATTTCGCGAATGGTTAAGGAAAACCTCGAAAAGGAAAGAAAAGTTATAGAGGAACAGCAAAGAAAGAAAGAACATGCGGAATTCCCTCAACGTCTAACTAGGAATTATAATGACTTTGATAAGATTTGTACTTCAGAGAATCTCGATTATCTTGAATTTCATTATCCCGAAGTAGCAGCTCCTTTTAAGCATCTTCCTGATAGCTATGAGAAATGGGAAGGCATCTACAAAGCTGTGAAACGTTTTGTATCCAATCCGGACAGCCGTAAGGATGCAGCTAAAGCAGAAGCTAATTTCAATAAACCAAAAGCGATGGCAGCTCCTGGAGTCACTTCTACCGGAGATACGGCGCCATATAAGCTCGATGATCAACGTAGAAAAGACAATTGGACCCGAATGCAGCGGGTAATGCGCGGTGGCTAACGTGTCATCACTACAATAGGAGTGGGAAGATCTATTTTTACTCCATAAGGGGCTTTTACAGTTGTATCTAGATCAGCATCTAGTTTTACAGAGATGCTATCATTGCATTTATGAGTGATAGATATATTGATGCAATTGAGTCCAATCACTGTGACTATTGCATATATTGAATAAAAAAATAGATTCTGGAATTGGTTTTTCATTTTTTGCTCCCTAATTTCCGATTATTATAACACATTTATACTCTATATCAAGATAGAGACATTTCTTTATTCTTGTGCCTAAATATTTAAATTGATAGCCTGATTTCAGGCCGTCTTTTGCCTCGCCAGCATTGCTGTAATGCCCCTCGCAAGGGTAGCTGATTTTAGTTGCTTCGCTCGCAACATAAATTAATTACCTTTACAACGAGGAAATCAATGTCTAGTACTACAGGCATTACAAATATAATGAACATGGCGCCGGAGTTGCCTCTTCAGTTTTCTGAAGATCTACTCTCGACTCCAATGTTCAATTTAATCCATTCATTCGGTGCAGATTTGCATTACGCAGAAGCACACATCGGTAAAACAACCCGTATGTCTCGCTATGAGCGTTTAAATACGGATGGTGGACAATTAGATGGGTCAGGAATCGACCCGGCCCCAGAAATCGTAATCAGAACCGATGTGGATGCCACAACTGAGATCTACGCTAAAACTGTGGTGATCAACGAGCAGGTTACTTTATTTGAGAATGATAAGGTTCTCACTAAATTCACAGCTTTACTTGGCCAGTGGATGAGAGAAAAGGAAGATCTCTTGATGAGAGATCTTTACGCTTCTAGCGTAAGTTATATCAACGCTGTAGGTGGAGTCAATGGACAACAGCCTAGTGAAATTTCTCGTAATGATGTGAACAACATCGAAAGGATTTTATTAGGTAATGATGCGCGTACAATGCTTGAAGGAATTGATGCTGATCTTAAATTCGGTAAAATGTGTGCCGAAGTAAAATCTTGGGTAATTGACTTGGAGTTCCTAGCGGCGTAAGCTGAAGGATAATAAGGCGGAAGTATTATAAACCCTTTTTGTTTAGGGAACGCATCTTATGAAGACAGTCCTCTCTAAAAGAAGTCAGAGCGATCATATCGCCATGGTGTCTATTAGATTTGATAAAGGTCTTTCTGAATGCAATTCCCAATTCAACAGGAATTTACAGTACACCGTAAACGACTAAATCCTGAGACTTGTAAAAATGGATGTATAAACACAAACCCGGAAAATCAATTAAAAAATGATGGATGGATATGTGAAAGATGCGGAGCCATTATTACAAGATGCGATAGTCTGAACACTGTGTATAAAAATGATTGATTGGATAAATACTAAGGACCAACCAATTCCGCAAGACGAGGAAGTTTATCTTGGCTTATGGAAAGGTTGCTTCTGTTTGGTTCAATGGGATGAAGATCAAAAGGGATATTGTATTTGCATTCAACCCGCAGTTTATGAACATAAATGTGTGGCCTTGGATGAAGAAGCATCTCATAAAATCTACTATTGGGCGAAATTAGAAAAGCCGATCGATTACTGAAGATAGTGAGGAGTCTCCGAAGAGGGATTCCCGCCTAGATGTTTGTAGTCTAGGTCATAAAAGTAACAGAACTGACAGCTCCAACACGAGATGCATTTATTGCATTAGCAAGCACAGATATTACTCCTGATTTGCAAAACATTCAGGGCGTACTATTGAAGAACGCTTATCCTCATCAAGAAGGATTGAGACCGGAAGAATATTGCTCGGTTTCTAGATTCAGATTCTTTGTCTCTTCTAAAGCAGCAAAGATCCCCGGCATTTCTCAACCTGGCGGACAAACCGTTTATACAATTCCTATGTATGGTCTTGAAGCTGCTGCAAAGATTGAGCAGAACAATTACTCAGCTCGATTGGGTTATAGACCTGATTGGGTCGTCTCCAATGTGGCACAAAACAGTGAACTCTATGCTAAATTTGCAATTGCGCGAGCAATCACAAATCAAAACTGGGTTACTGGTTTGAATGTAACCTCAAGACTATAAGGAGATAATTATGCCTTTTACAATACTTACTCAAGGTTCATTCCTTTCAGCAGGTGTTCCGGTAAATATTCCTCTGCCAAGCTCGGCGGATTATTTCCGAGTTGTCAATATGACGCAACTTGCTACCACACAGGCAACAGGTCGCGGATTCATGTTCGAATGGTATTCCAACCCTTCCTTTGCGAATAACAGTGCGATTGAATGGTCAAAATCTAATAGTTCTAACGTGGTCAATATGAGCCTCGTTACTTCCGGTGGATTTACCTACTTCACTGCTTATCCTCTTCCGGAGGCTCCAGTCGTAGGAACAGCTATCACTAATGCTAGTCCAGCTGTCGTATCAATGACTAACACCTATAACAACGGTGATCGAGTCGTTCTTTACAACACAGTTGGAATGGCTCAGATCGGTGGAATGTGGTTTACCATATCTTCTGCTTCCGGATCAGGCTTTACCCTTTTAGGTTTGCCTGCTGCTGGATTTGCTGCGCCTGCTACTGCTGTCACAGCACGAAGAATCGCGGCTTACAATGCCGTTCTTCCGGAATTCATGTATGTAACTGCTGTATCACAAGCCGCACAAGCTGTCGTTACTGTTTCCGCAGATCCAACAAATACAATTTATGTTGGTCAAAAACTTGTATTCCAAATTCCATCTAGTTTTGGAATGACTCAATTGAATACAAACAGTGAACCTGGAACACAAGATCTTCCAGCGGTTGTCACAGCGGTAAACTATGCTGCTTATCAATTCACGATTAACGTGAATACTACGAATTATACTCCTTTTGCATTCCCGGCTTCTACAGCATCGCCAACAGCTCCTCTGTTTGCGACTGTTGCACCGGCAGGGTCTTCAACTCAGTATAATCCGCTTTTGCAAACATATACTGGATATGATGTCAATAAAGGCCCTTTTAGAAGCTCAACTTTCACCCCTTACATGAATCTACAAGCCGGAGCACAATCTCCTGCTGGTTCTGCTAATGATACGATCGTTTGGGCGGCTTATAAAGGCGATGGAACCTTCTACCAAGGCGTCTGATAACGCGAACTTGATGCCCTCTTCGGAGGGCATTTTTTAAGAAGGAAATTTAATGAGTGCAAATATTTTTCTGCCTCCTTCACCTGTGGTGCCAATGTTTTTGGTTATCGCTTCGATTACAAATGCTAATCCTATGGTAGTGACTACTTCTACTCCGAATTCATGGATCGCAGGACAATTAGCTTATTTCAGTATTCCTTTCGACTATGGAATGTTTCAATTAAATTCAATGATAGGAATGTTACTTTCTGTTGATATCACAAATCTGATTCTTACTTTTGCCATCGATTCAACAAAATTTGATCATTTCATAATTCCTTCCTCGGGAGAGCAACCTGCTACAATGTCTCCGGCCGGAAGCAGAAATACTTACAATTTCGTACAACTTCCGTTTCATTCATTAGGTGATTTCGGTAACTAAGGAGAATATATGTCAGAACTAACAAAAGTAACAGCAACAGGATTAAGACATGGTTTGATGAATACCGTAGGTAATTCTGTACCGGATGATGGCTTCAAAAGATTTGCGGACAAAGACAAAGAGAAAATGGGAAAGCTTAAAAAAGAAGAAGAAAGGATGGTTGAGGCTCAATATCTGAATAAAAATGGAGCCAATGAAAGACTCGAACGCCCCTACATGAATTGGGCAGGTCAACCAATTACGATGTGGAGATTCATTCATGGTGAAATCTATGAAGTGCCAAAAGGTCTTGTCGATGACGTGAATGACCCTAATAAAAGGATCAAAAAAAGAAGCGGTTTGCTCAATGCTAAAGGTATTGCATTAGAAACTGATCAAGTAGAAGACTCTCAGCACAGATTTGTTCCCGTTGGTTTTTAAGGAGTAACTATGTCAATCTTAGTCCAAGCAAACAGCACCTACGCTCAGATTGAACAAAACATAAGAGAATTAACAGCCTCCGCATCGGAGGCTTCTTTATCTACTGCCTATATCCAACAGCGTGTGAATACTTTTTACAATTCAGATTTTCCCTATGCGATCAAGGTGGATCAGATGCGATCCGTCTATACTTTTTATACACAGCCTTATATCGATCGATATCCCATCGATGTGAACAATATCCAAGGAGTACGCTCACCCCTCTATGTCGATGGAATAGGAGGGTTTTTCTATAAAGACCGAGACGAATTCTATCGAATGTTTCCAAGATGGCCTACGCTTTTTAATCAATTCGGAGCTACTTCCGCAACAGGTGGCATATTCGGAATCACGAATGCTAATCCAGGCTCTGTGACAACAACATTACCGCATGGATTAACCACAGGGAATACAATATACATCACAAATGTGGTTGGAATGACTCAAGTCAACAACAATAGCTTCTTAATCACAGTAACAGGAGTAAATACATTTACGATCGGAGTAGATACTACGGCTTACTCAGCGTATGTTAGTGGAGGAACATATTATTTAACGCCTGTCGTTTTCAATATCACGCTCCCGGGCCCTTTCTTGAGTAAAGAAGTAGTCATTGGAGGAACAGACATCAATGGAAATCCCATTTCAATTGCAGATGACGGAAATGGTAACCTTCAGATTTTGGAAGCTAATCCTGTAGATTCTGTCCCAGTGGAAGGATCTTTATATCCAATAGGCACTTTCATCGGCGGTATCAATGTTGGAGGATACCCGATCCCCGGCATGTACAACAAGAACACGCTTAATCCTGGTTTAAACATTGTAACGAATGTGGGGACAGTAAACTACGTCTCCGGAGCAGTTTTATTCACAAATCCGCTGCCATTGCAAGCAGGCACAACATTGACAATTCGCGTGGCTCAATATCAAACGGGACGTCCCTATTCAATGCTTTTTTGGAATAACGAACTCACCATTCGCCCAATTCCTAAATATATACACAAAGTAGAAATAGAAACTTATTTAACTCCAGTGCAATTTCTTAAAACTACAGATAGTCCAATATTGAATCAATGGGTTCAATATCTTTCATACGGGACATCGATCGAGATACTTCGATTACGTCAAGATATGGAAGGAGTTAACAATCTAATGGAAGGTTTCAAACGACAAGAAGCATTGGCATTAGAAAGACAAGGCGTAGAAGAGATAAATCAACGCAATAGGACAATCTTCAGCGGAAGTGTTCCGAGTTGCGATGGCAATCAATGGTTTAGGAATTGGTATTAAATGAGCGGCTATAAACCAATTTTCATTAAGGGTAACGCAACAGGATTGGTTCAAAGTAGAGAAAATTTCCTTTTGCCCAATGATGCTTACCCGGTTTTAGAAAACGCCTATGTTTGGCGAGAAAGAATACTCAGAAAAAGTGGGTATCAACTTTTAGCGCGGTTGCGTCGCGTTTTTGTAGATCAGTCGCTCGGCACAGCATCTGGTGGAGGAGGATTCAGCGGTAATTTGATCACCATTTTCAGTCTAGAAGCAAGCGCAGAGATAGAAGTGGGTTCTGTGGTTGTCTCTGATGGGACTAATACATTTACAGATAATTCATTAGGCATACTTGTAGGGACTCCGGCAGGTTCGGGAACAATCAATTACGTCACAGGAGCTATTACCATCACCGGAGCGATCGGTGGAGCTCCATTAACTATTAGCTTCAATTATTATCCTACATTGCCTGTAATGGGAATTAGACAGAGAGATCTTAGCCCATTGAACAATGAAATGACGGTGATATGGGACACAAAATATGCCTACAATTTCACGGCATCGGGATTCGTAGAGTTCATCCCGGGTACTACATGGTCATCGGGTCTTCCTCAAGCTAATTCTAACTTTTTTTGGACTACAAACTATTGGGTGAGTTCGACGAATGTTAAACTATTCTGGGCTACCAATGATTCAGGGACATCAGGTGATCCGATCAGATATACGAATGGTGTTGGAAGTGGGACAGGCGCTTGGATTGATTTCGCTCCTCAGATTGATGCTTCAGGGAATCTGCTAACTCAATGTCTCGCTCTATTGCCATTCAGAGGGCGTCTGGTTGCATTTAATACACTAGAAGGATTAACCCTAGCCGCTTCAACCTCCTATTCAAATCGCATTAGATGGGCTGCTGTCGGCAATCCTATAACTACAGTCAGTTCCATTGTAACAGTTGTGAGTGCTAACGCATGGCGTGATGATATTCGAGGAAAGGGTGGCTACTTGGACATTCCAACTAATGAAGATATAGTCTGCGTAGGATTCGTTCGAGACAATCTAGTTATATACTGTGAAAACAGCACATGGCAACTTCGTTATACCGGAAGAACGATAGCTCCCTTCCAGATAGAAAAGGTCAATACGGAACTTGGATCGGCAAGTACATTCAGCGCAATTCAATTCGATACATCACTTGTAGGCCTAGGCGATAAAGGCGTTGTAGAATGCGACAGCTTCAAAAGCGAATTGATCGATATCAAGATCCCAGATCTTGTGATGACCAAGATCAACAATAGCAATTTTGGACAAAAGCGTGTGCATGGAATAAGGAATTACTTAAGACGTCTTGCTTATTGGACATATCCGGAGGTTGAGAACAATGGAATATTTCCCGATCGACGTCTTGTTTATAACTATGAAAACGATAGCTGGGCAATCTTTACCGATTCTTTGACAACATTAGGGCTTTTCCAACCCATTTCTTATCGCACATGGGCAAATCCTACAGGAGGGTTGCCAAGTGAAAAGCTTCAGTGGAAAGAGGCTAACTTTTCGTGGGGGAATAAACCTGAAAATGTGCTTTCTGTAATCGGCGGAAATCAACAAGGATATATTGAATTCCTCGATGCACAAACAACAAATGATGAAAGCCTGACAATTACTGCTATAACAGGATATACCACAACTGCTACGCAAATCACTTCTGCAAATCATAATCTACAAACTGGAAATGTGATAAAAATAGATCAGATTCCGGCCGGCACTCCATTTGCTGCCTCTTTAAATACCCGTATTTTCGGAATTATTGTAAATACTCCTAACACATTCCTATTGATGATTTATAATCCAATGACACAGCAATTTAGCACTCCTCAACTAGATGCGCTAGCGACTTATATAGGAGGAGGACAAATTTATGTACGTGATAATTTTAGTATTACAAGCAAGAAGTTCAACTTTCTGGAACAAGGGCAAAATATCCAAATTGGTTACATAGATCTATTGATGAACACCACAGAATCAGGTGCAATGACCTTGAATGTCTATATCGATTACAATGATAATTCAGCATCTAATCAGTTGCCTAACAATATTGTTCCTGCAACGGGATCGACTAATCCGTTTTTTAATACAATAATCCCTACAACGACGGCAGGTCTTGACTTAACTGATAGCACAAAAACAAACCAGCGCGTTTTTTGTCCTACAAGAGGTAACTATCTAACACTTGAATATACTTTGTCCAATAGTCAGATGGTTGGAATTGAACAAGAAAGCGATGTACAGGTTGACATGCAGATTATATGGATGAGGCAAGCTGGGCGTGTGGGGAACATATAGAATGAACTTGCAAAACGATATTCTGATACCACATCATACGCAAAAATTTACTATTCATAATTCTACAGTGTCAAATATAAAAAATAGAAAGATATGGAAACATATCTAAAGGAGTTAATATGTCTTCATTTCTTCCCAACATTCCTCAACCAACAGACAACTTAGACTTTTCACAAGGTCAGTTGTTAACCAATAACCTTGCCTTAGATACCATTTTTGGTACAGATCACACTAAATTTTCTGATGCCACAATAAATGTAGGTCATCACACGGTGATCAATAGTATAGCGCAAGCAGGTTATCCGGCAGCTAATACGTACGTACAGCTGTTTTCATATTCTCCAAGCGTAAACGTAGGGGCTATAGATTTCACATTTCAACCCTCTCCGGCAACCGTTGCAACGCCTATTACCAATTTGCAATCTCCTTCGACTGCGATTGTTTTAGCTCCAACGGCAACAACAAATGTGCTCAATTTTGCAGGGCTTCCAAGAGCGATTGCATCTCTATATGCTATCGATACAGGCGTGCCGGTTCTGCAATCTCGCGCAATTCTTTGGACGGGATCAACTTTTTTGGGATTAGGTGCGGTTTCAGGTTTTAACTTTTTAGCTTCAGGTTCAACATTGCAGATACAAAATAATAATGTGGTTCCATATAACAATGTTTATTGGACTTTGCAACTTTTAAGGGTTAGTTAATGACTCCAATTACAAGCCAGCAATTCGAATCTTATGTGCCGGTTTACGATGTCGTACCTGAGAAATGGGAAGATGCACGGCAATTTCTTGTAGAGCATCTAAAAAAGATCTCAAATGCTGTCAATATACGCACGATTGGATGGCTATTGGATGAAGAGCTTCTATCAGGTCAGCAATTCATCCCCGGTGTGATCCCGCCCGGTAATATGACAGGAGCACAATTTAGATCTGTGCTTAGGTACGTTTTAAATGCAGGAGCATTGACTCCAGGCGCTAATACCTACACGGTCGGTAATGGGATGGAAGTACCGATCATTATCGATGCTAATTTTACTTTGATTCACATGTATGGAGCTGCGCAAAATCACACAGCACCATTTGCTAGCGAACCTTTGCCTAATGGTGCAGACACATTAATGTTAAATGATACAACACTGACAATTACCGTTGCCTCTGCATGGGATCAGGCTTATATAATAATTGAATACCTTCAGGAATTATGAAATA